ACACGTTGCTGCTCCACTTGAGGAAGCCGCGTTCGTGGTTCGTGGCGGAGGTGTAGGTGTTGTAGATGTTGAAGGTTTGGGGGTTGGCCGCATTTCTCTGGCCGAGGGTGTTCGCGGCGTCGCGCACAACTACAAGATCCGCTGGATCGAGGTGATTGGTCGCTGGCCCCCACGTTAAAGGCAGCGTGGCTGAAAAACGAACCGCCGACGAACTAACAGCTAAATTCACCGAGTTAAAACCTGCACTTCCGCCGATCAGTATTGAATCGGTCGTGCTGGTCGGGTGGCGCAGTCCAGTTGCCGCAGTCACGCCAGCGCGACTTACCCAAAATTGCGTGGTGCCGCCCACTTGCAAGTCGGCCAATAATGACGCGGCGGCGCTTGCCGTGTTGGTCACATTGAACCGTAACCCTGTAAAAGTCACCGCCGCATTGTTCCAAGTCTGCGCCAAATCCAGCACAGGCGCGGACGCCGTGATGGTGCCGTTGTTGGCGGCGAGCGTGGTGAAGGTGCCTGCGGCGGGCGTGGTGTTGCCGATGGGCTGGCCTTCGATCTGGATGCGTCCAGAGGCGTCCGGCGCGGTCAGCGTGCGGGTGGTGCCGGTGGTGATGCTGCCGAGGTCGAACTGAAGGTTGCGGGTGCTGTCGCTGTTGTCATACAGCAGAAAGACGTTATCTGCGAACACGTCACCCAGCGTGCCGCCGAAGGTGTAGTCGGCATCGCGGGAGACGCCAGCGGTGGCGCTTCGATAGTAGATGCCTGCCGGTTTGTTGAAGGGCCACACGCCGCTGTTGCCGCGCACTAGCCATGCGCTGTTGAGAGGGGCCGAGCCGTCTAAAGGCAAATCTGCATAGACAGCCACTTCGCCGTCGATATAGGACGCGCCGCCGCCGCCCGATCCTTTTTGATCGAACGTGCCGCTGAAGGGGTTAAACGTCCAAGGCATTTGAGATTAGAAATTGGAGATTTAAGAGCGGGTCACTGTGGCGATCTTGGCGTCATCCGAGGACGGCGTGCCGCCGACATAGGTGAAGGTGAGCGTGGCGACTGTCTGGCTGCCTTCTTTGTAGACCACCGTGGAGAGATTGTTTGTCGTGGAGACGTAATTCAGCTCAACCGCGTTATGCTGCGGAATGTTGAGACCGGCGATGTTTCTGACGGAGACGTTGGGGTGCATACGTTAGGCGGCTGGTTGGGCGGTCATGCCGAGTTGCTGGTCTTGCGCCATCTTTTGCAGCGCTGGCTGCGCGCCGGTGCGGCCGATGACGGCGTTTTGCTGCTGCTGCAACTGGAATTGGAAAGCCTGTGCGCGGGCGTCGATCATCTTGCGGAAGATTTCGTCTTGGGCGTAGCGCTGTTGGACTGCCGGATTGCTCTGAATGATTTGCTGCAAGGTTTGCAGCCTTACCTGTGCGTTTTGTCCGCCTTCTTTGAGCGGGGGTTCGGTGCCTGCGGCGATTTTGGCGAAGGCGGTTTGTTCGTCTTCTTGCTCCATCTGCGTCGCGGCGCCGATATCCCTGACGAGGAGGTTGGCGAGGTTTTGGTCAACGCTGCCGAGCATGACCTTGATCAATTGAGCGCGGTCGATAACCCCCATTGAATCCAGAGGCACTAGATTTTGGGTCAAGAACGTCATCTTGGCTTCCAAGGCGGCGTTATCGAGGGTTCTCGCGTCGAACTCGGCAGTGATGTCATAGCGACCGCGGATGTCGGCGGCGCCTTCAGCTAACGGCGTGGCGTTTCCGGTGACGCGAGAAATTTCCTCTGGCAACATATACTGCTGCGCCAAGGCGAGGATTTGGATCATCATGACCTTCATATCGAGGAGCCATGAGTCGGCCAGATCCTGCATGTGCAGCATGGCGATGTTGGGATTCACGCTCTCGGTCATTCGTCCGAAGTAGCGGTCAACGTCGGCGCGGGTTGCCTGCTCGACCTCGATGCTGCCTTGGTCAAACGGCGGCGGTGTCATCCAGTTAATCTCGTTCGGGCGGCGCTCAGGGATTTGCATCGCGGGTCCGAGGACGAGATCGAGGCGGCCTCTGGAAGCGGGCACTTTGAGCGGAGGAATGATGCTGATACTGGCGCGGTCAACCCTATAGTCCCTCTGCACCTTCACCTCTTCCTGCGCCGACTGGACGATCTCAGGGATTCCGCGGCTTTCGAGGAGGGGGCGGGTGTTGCGCTCGCGGGGCAGCTCGACAAAGGGATACATCTGATGCTCGTAGGGCATCAGCTCATGCAGGGCGACGGAGTCGGTGATGCTGTAGCTGACGACGGTGCGGGTGACCTTAGTCGCTCCAGTGCGGTCGTCGTGCTCCTTGCGGTAGACGTGCCACACTTCGATCAGGTCGCGCATTTGCTCGTACAAGAACTGGTCCGAGCGGTGGATGTTCATGTGGATGCGCTTCATCTCGCCGCGATGCTTCACCGCGCGCTCGACCCACTCCTTGTCCCAGCCTTCCAGTGCGGCGCGCTCGCGCAGCTCGAACTCACTGAGCAGCTCGCGGCGGGCGATGAAGGGCGCCCTTTGCAGGGAGTCCGTCTGTATTGGAAAAATCACGTCCTCCCATGCTTCGAGAGCACGCACCACCGGCTTGCTGGAGAAAATATAAGGGCTTTCCCACTCGACCTCGCCCTTCTCGCGGAGCTGGCGGACCTTGGACACGCTGCCCAACTCCGGCACCACCTGACCGAGAAGCTCCGCGGCCAGCTCCTCCTGAGCCGGATCAAGAACGACTTCGAGGAGCGCTTGCAGGTTGGGGTCTTGCGTCTCCTCGATCATCATCATCGCCTCTTCGAGCGTGAACTTCTTCACCTCGACGCGGGTCTGGCGCTCCCAATCGACAGCCATGACGGCGAGGCCATAGGTCTCTCTAAACTCGGCAGCCAAGCGGATCTCGCGGCGCATGTCGTCGGCACAGTGGCTGTGCAGGAGCCAGCGAAGCACAGTCTCGGCGGCATTCTTCTTGGGAGCGTCCATCACCTCGACCGGCTGGACTTGCAGGCGAGACTTGAAGAATGCGGACGTGAGCGAAATCACCCGCTCCCGAATGATCGATTCGGCCAAACGGACGGCACAGTCACTACTATTCTCCCAAGGAAAGACCTTCTTGCCGTAGAAGGCTTGGTGCTTGCGGCCGTCGTCGCTCTGTCCGGCCCAGATACAATACCGGACGTTGAAGTTCTTGAGCTTGCGATGCAGGTAACCGGAGCCGTCGTGGTCCGCCTGATCGATGTCGCTGATCATGCGCGTGATTTTGTCGCGGTCGAGTTTCATTAGATCAGGACTGTGGCTTTGCGCGGGGTATACTTAATCGCGCACTCAGGGTTCCGTTTTAGAAACCAGTGGCGGAATGTTTTGTCAGACCAGCAGCCGTCACCTAGATGCTTCTGCCATGCAAAATAAGCATCGGCCGGAACGTCCATGACGTGCTGACCGATGCCGTCTACAGTGCAGTGTTCTAACTGGTCGTTGATCTGCTTGGCCTTGCGAGCGTCGATAGCGGCCATCACCTGCTGTGCGCGCCATCCTGTCTGTAGCTCCTCTTTGACAAGGTGAGCAAGCTCGTCATCCATGTCTCCGACCAGCTCGGAGAATATTTGATCTGACATCCTAACTTCTGCCGTCCGACCCGCATACGCAGTGCGGACGGCAGTGTGTTAAGACGCTTAGAGCGAGGACAGCTTCGTCACGGCGAGATAGATGTGGATTTCTCCAGCATCAAGATCACTCAGGGACTTGGCGGTCATGCTCTCGACCAAGAGGTCAACCGTGTCGGCCGCCGTGTAGGCGAAGGGAACGGTGTTGACGTTGGCGGCGTAGAGCACCTCGGTGCCATTGACGTTGACCTGCGTGGCAGCGATGTATTCATCGGTGTCGGTGCCGTCACCGACCTGCACTTTGGTGTCGTTGAACGCGCCATCCGAAGCATCGGAGAACGCGGTGACGAGCTTGTAGGCGGCCTTCTCGACGACGTCGCCAGCGGCCACGCTCAAGAGCGCGATGGTCTGGTCGGCGTCAGCCGTGGTCAGGGTGAGGTCAGCGTGCGTGACGATGGCCTTGTGCGTGAAGCCGGTTGCGGCTTTGGTCTCAGCGGGGAGTTCGAAGATTTCCATAATAGTACGATCTTTCTAGTTAGTTGTTCGATTAGGAAGTCGCGGAGAACTTGCCCATATTTTTCGGTGACATAACCGCGAGCGACACGATGCAATCCACGAGTCCGCGCGGTCCACCACCGCTGTCTTGCAGCTCTTGGAAGCGCGGCTTGCGGCCGTAGCGAAGCATGACGCTCTCAGGCGACATGATGTAACCGCGAGCATACTTCTCGGCGTCGGTCGAAGCGTTGGCAGCCAAAAATAGGCTGGTCACGATTTCCACGGTCGAAAAATCTCCTTCGTAGAACGAGATATTCGACACCAGACGATCCGAGCTGGAAGCCTGCGCGGTCTGGCGCAGATTGAACACGTTCGATGTGCTGTTCACAGTGAAGCGTGTCATATTAGTCACAGCCTTTTTAAGGCTCGGTCCCGCCACAAGGACGAGTCGATCCTGACTGCCAGTCTGCTCGTAGATGCTCTGCAAGACGTTCTGCAGGGCGCTTTCGGTGAGCGACGCGGTCGCGGTCGTGTTGATGCTGGCAGAAGGAGTCGCCTGCGAGGTCGGAACCGGAAGGTCGGTTTGAGAACCGGCCGTTGCGATCCACTTGCCGAGTCCGCGAGTTTTGTAGGCCACGCTGCCGGAGCCTTCGACGGATTCGTTGTCCGAGCTGATGGTCGCTTCGACATCGCGTTTGACTTCCAAGATCGTCTTGGCGATGGCCTTGGAAAATTCCTTGCGACGGCCGATAGCGGCAACGTCAGCAAGGTTCGCCTGCCAATCGGAAACGCGGGCAGTTCTGCGAATTTTTTGGGCGCGAGCACTGAGCATGACGCGGTTTGCGGCCGCATCGGAGAACTCGGTCACGTCGGCGGAATCAACAACGCCGTCTGTGGACGGAGCGCTGTAAGAATCGGCCAAATAGCTGTAAACCGAAGGATTAGTGATGTCCGCACCTACGCGAGCAATGCTCGAAGAGATGGGTGTGTTTTTGTTATCGACGTAGGTAAGAACATCAAGGATGTCCTCCCTATTTCCAACTGAGGGGAACAATTGTCCCGCGGGAGCTGCCATAGTAAGTTTTTCTTTCTAGTGTGAGGTTTTGTTAACTAAACAGAGCTTCGGAGACGTAATCTGCAAGATCGTCGATCCTGCCGCTCATAACTCTGTCCTTTGCCGCTTTAGAAACGGCGCCTTTGGTAGAAGTTTTCGGTGAACTGATCGGGTTCGCTGGGGTAGGTGTCTTTGCGATCTTATTAGACGAGACCTTCTTCGACGCGGCGGCTTTAGCGTTAGACGCTGCCTGCTTGGCCATGAGCTGCTGCTCACCGTAGAGCGCCAAGCCGACCCAGTATTCAACCTGCGGGAGCTTCAATAGCTCCGGCGCTTGTTTTACGGTCGCTTGGAACGCTTGGTTGAGCGCGCTGCCTTTTGTGAAGAGGTCGGGGAACAGGTTCTTGGCCGCTTCGACTGCTGGCTGCCTTTGGGCAAGCCATTCGCGTCGAGCGGGAGCATGCACCGTCAAAACGTCGTCTGCACGAATCAGGTAGTTTTTTACCTCATCGGCGTCAACGTAGACCTCGCTGCCGTCCGGTTTACGCACGGTGGCACCGTCTGTGTTGCGCAAAGCCCACCGGCGAACTTCCTGAGCGCTTTTGATTTTCGCATCAAGCGCTTCGGCGGTATCGACATCGGCGAGCGGGTTCTCCGCGCTAGGCTGCAGGATCGGGCGCGAAGCCTCATTGACCTGAGCCTCCAGCTCTTGAAGGCGCTTTTGCGCTTCTTCGTATTGCGATTTGACGGTGGCGGCTTCTTCGGCTGCGGCCTTCTTTTGCGCCGTCAGTTTATTTATGCGCTTCTGGACATTGTCCGGTGATGGCGCTTCGCCTTCCTCGTCTTCGCTGTCCTCGGAATCTTCCGAGTCGCCAGACTCTTCTGTGCTGTCCTCTTCGGAGGTTTCCTCGGTGTTCTCCTCGGTCTCCTCTTCTTTTGTCTCGTCTTGTAAAAGATCTTCGGCTTCGTCAGCCGATTTCACTTCTTCCAGTTTCTGCTCCGGCATGCCGCCAGACAGCTCCTGAATAGCTAGTGAAACTACATCTACATCAGCGTCGTTCGACGCCACTTTCCCTTCCGCCATGGTCTAAACCTCCCAAGATGGTGCCAGAGAGTTCGTCTCTCAGTCCGATCAACACCCAGCGCCATGAAAGCGCACTCCACGTTGATATATCTAGTATTCGGTAATACTGAACGGATGTCCAGTAGTATTTTTACTCAGCTTGGATAGCAAACGCATTACTTGTCACAAACTGTATGCACTTTTTGACATTGTCCTACGGTTTGCAACAGTTCCCGAGCGGGTATAAAGCCGTCGATTTTGACCGGATTGCGCCCGATTGGGTATAGAGCGGGAACATGGTTTTACATTGCGCGGCGCAGTGTCGCCGGATGCTTACATTGGCGGCTGGGAACCAAATCACGCTTGGACTACGGCGCAAAAGCTACTCCACCCGATGCGAATCCGCGCGGCGTGCTTCGAGCGCGTCCCACAGTTCCTGCAGCGCGCAGAGCTGACCGGCGGCGTGTGCGAGATATCCGCCCTCCTTCGAGGTCGCCATCGTGCTGCACAGCGTGACGGCGTCGGCGATGCGGTCCTGCAGCTCCGTCATCACAGCCAAGTAGGCATTGGGCGCCTGCTCGCGGCTGAAGGCGAGAGCGCCTTTTGGGTCGTAGTTGTCGGACACGGCATAGCGGTCCACCGGTATGGTTTTGGTTTTTTGCGTGAATAGCATAATTTTTAAGCTGTTTGTGTTCGGGGTTTGCGAATGGCGAATGGTTATATCCAGAAGGGATACATGACGTTGTTGGCTACGATGACGTGCGGGCCGCACTCGCGGCAGATGGGGCCGAGCTGTTCGTCCACTCCATGGATGTCCTCGATACGAAGCCGCTTAGAACACACGCCACAGCGCGGCGGCTCCTTGCTGCGTCCGCGCCATGGCCTCGCGCGCGGGGGCGGGGGAACTATGCCAGTGGGAGCCACTAGTAGCTTCCTCCTCCGCGGGACATGAGCGTCTCGCCGTCCACGTTTCCGGCGCCGGAGAGCGCGATGAATTTCACGCAGTCAACCGGATCTTTCGTCGCGCCTTTCTTGCCGTCCGCTCCGGTATAGGTCGCCAGAGCATAAATCGTGTTCTTGCAGCGCTCCGAGATATAGAGCTTCGGCTGGTTGAGCGCGTTGACCGGCTGCTCAGGGTTGTAGTGCAGCATGGAGTTGACCATGGCGATGCCCTCGTCAATCGAGTCGGCCGGTGCGGCGAGGAAGTCCACACCCAGCTCGCCCATCTCATCGATCAGGGTCGTCGGCATCTCGCGCGCGAGCGTCGGCGCGTTGCCGAAGCGACTGTCCATGTATCTCTCAAAGATCTTCTCGCCGTTCTCGACGCGCTTGATCTCTTCGACGTATCGCTCAAGGCCAAAGCCGAAGTCGCTCTGCGCCGGTCCTGCTTTTCCGTCCATCTTCTTTCCGTCCGGCAGCGCCCACTCTCCGGCGTATCCGATAGATGGGATGTAGTCGTCCATACTTGGCCATTCACGATAAATTATGCAGCGACCGGCCGAGTCGTGAACGGACCAGAGCTGAAACCAGTTTCTGCCGCTGGCCGGATCGACCCAGTGATACCGCGTGCCCTCCGGCACGTCGCTGTGCCGGATGACGTGGACCTTCTCGTTGAATAGTGGGAAGCGACCGGAGATGGCCTTGGTCGGCACACCATAGGCGCGACAAAGTATCCGCTCGCGGGTCTCGTTCTGCAGCTCCTTGCGCATACGAGACCATCCGGCCCATGGATTGGCGCGCGTATGAAAGTAGAGCACCGGCCGGTTGCGCGTGCTCATCTGCAGGATCGGGACTTTCTCGTATCCGGTGATGATTTGCTCGCCGTCCTTCTCCGCGCGCTTCGGCAGCAGCTCGGCGTCGGCGTCCTCGACCGTTTTTGCGCCGTTTAAGTAGGACGCGACGGTCGGACTGTAGCCTTGGACCGGCGTGAACGTGACAGCGAGCTTGCCGTTGCGGTCTACGAGGCGAAAACGAAGCGTTTCGAGCAGATCCAGACCGACCAGCTCGTCGCACCATGCCATATCTAGCTCGGCGCCTTCTATGACACTCAAATCTTGCGCGTAATTTTTAAAGCAGCAGATACTGCCGTTCGGACTGCAAAACTTGGCCTCTGAGAAACCATTTTTCAGCGTATATGAAATATTGGTCACCTGACTTTTGCGCGCATTACGCCACTCAGGGGGCATAAATTTCCAAAGGCGCGGTTGCTGCGACTCGATGCTGGTCGCGGACGTCTCGGCGAAGCACCAGACGACGGCTCCGGCCTTGCTGTGCATTAATCTAATGACCTCCTTCGCCGCCCACTCCGTTTTTCCGCTTCTGTTTCCGCCCATGACGAGCAGCTCTCGGTGTTTATCGAGCAGCTCGCTGGCCTTTTTCCACAGCGGCGGCACATAACCAAAGCGGAACGGATCGCTCGCCTCGCGCGCGATTAGCTCTTCCCTCGTTTTGAGATATTGCCAGCCTTCCTCCGGCCCCAATTTGCTCAGAAGATCGGTGTCGATCCGCATCACAGGGTGCTCGGACGGCTGAAACCGTTGTTTCTGTTCGTTCACTTCCCCTGCGCAGGCTCCGCTGCGCTCTCCCCTCTAAAATGTAATGGGCGCTGACTGGTTAGCGCGCGGTCCCTCCCAGAACCGATTTGTTAAGCCGTGTCAGCGCCCAAAGTTGCTATGTCTAAAGTCGGATTCTCGGAAAAATGAAACTGGTCGCTGCGGACGTGCAGCGGTTGGCCGGTGGACTCCGGCACAAAAGTCCAAATGTCGTTCGCCATGCCGCCCTGCGGCTGGACGTAGAGCAGCCACGCGGTGCCGACACCGGCGACTTCGGCGCGCATTGGGTATGGCGACCAGCTAATCATTGTCGCTCGATGACCGCCTTAAAGTCCGACACCGGTATGTCTACACACGGCTCATTGTCCGCGGCGCAACGGCCGTTCGGGCGCCTCATATAAATAACAGGATACGCTTTGCGCGTGATATCGAGCGCGTAGATGCCCTCGGTCCATTCGACAATGAGCGTGGTCGGCAGGATCTGGCTGTATTGGGAAAGGCTGACGTATTTCTGCAGGCTCCACCAAAGCGTCGGGTATGCGTCCTTCGAGTTGTAGCGGCGCCGCGCTTCGACCAGACGCTTGGCCACGCCGTTGCGCATGAAGACGGCGTCCACCGGATACGCCTTGCTGCAGCGCTCGATCGTGTAGCCGTATTTGTCGGCGACCTCCTGCAGCATGCGCGCCTCGACTTCGCGGTGTTGTTCGGTTTCAAAATACATAGAGCGGCTCCTGTTTTATGCGGTTACAGGGGCAGGGGTATGAAATGACCAGACCACAACGTCCGCCGCATTCCCTGACGCTCTAAAGTTTGATGGCGCCCCACTAGTCGTGCTCTGTGGGGCTGGGCATACCGGCTTGCTCCGAGGTGCGCACCACCATGCGCGCCTGCACGAACCCGCTTTTGCCATCAGAAAATTCATTTGGATTGCTTGCGCTTGCGCATCTCCGCGCACAACGCATCCGCTTTCTTCTTTGCCGCCGCGGCGACAAGTTTGGTGCGCTGCGTTTTCAGCAGGGCGATGGTCTTGTCGATTTCGGCAATTTCGTCTGTCATAATGCTGTATTTACTCATGAATCATGGCCGGATAGTCATGTGCCAAAGACCGATCTGGCTAACGCTGTAGCCAAACCAGACGACACCGGCCCAAAAGTTGTGCTGTATGCAGAATTGATCGATGGCCACGGCGAAATAGAGCAGGCCGACCAAGGCGATGAGGATTGCGGACGTCATTCCATGACCCTCCTCCATTTGTCGCGCCACATGCTGCGCGCCATGACTCCGGCGGCATCGGCGACGGCTTCTTCGCTCAGGTGGGGGAAACAGTCGTGCAGCAACTCGTGGACGATGGTGTCCAGCTCGTTGATGCCGCTTTGCCGCGGATCAATGAACACACGGCCATCACCCATAGTGAGTCCGTCCGCCTTTTCGCGGCCGAGCTTCCTACGGATGATGGCGATGTATTTGCGGCGAGGCATCAGGCGGCTTTCTTGTAGCGAAGATTCGCGTAGTGCAGATCGAGGCGGGCTTTGAACAGCTCCCACTCGTTGTCGCTGCTGAACATCCACTCGATGCTGTGATCGTTGGCTTTCTCCTTGCCGATGCGAACGACCGCGCGGCGCTGAACACGTTGCTCCGGCCGGTTCTCGTTCCATAAGCGCTCATAGGCTGCGAGCTGCAGCTTTTGCGACAGGTAGATGCCGCTCGATGTCTTCCAGTCGAGCAACACGATGCGCCCCTCCTTGTCGATAGACGGCGCGTCAATCGTGCCGCCAAACAAGTGTTGCTCGCTAACGAGCTGCACTTCCGGCTCCAGCACCGTGAGACCCTGCTCGTTCCAGAACGACAGGAAGTTATTGAACGCGACGCCCGCCTTCTCGACGTCGGCCGGTGCGAACTCGGAGAGATCAGCCACCCAACCGTGGAAGAAGCATTCGATTAAGAAGTGCGTAATCGTCCCGATGTCGGCAGCGCGGTCGCGCACCTTCCGGTAGTCTTGGTTCTTGTTGCCAAGACCCCATGCCCAGTGGATCAGGTTGCTTTGGTCATCGCCGATCTTGGAGATGGTCGAGGCACCTACCACTTGCGCGCCGTCCTTGAGGATATACTTCTGGTGCGCTTTCAGCTTTTCCAAGCGTACAAGTTTGCGACCGTCTGCAGCGAAGCGCTCCGGCGCAGGCTCGGCGGGCTTGGCCGAAGGGGAGCGGCGTTTTGCCGCCCCCCTTTTTGCAGTGGTTGCCATGGCTACCACTCGACTTCTTCGCCGTTGGTTCCGGTTTTGACCGATGCGCGGGGCGCCTCAGTAACCTCGAAGCCGTAAGCCTCGGCCGTTCCGCCACTGCTCCATGTGACCAAGTCCAAAATCTGGACCGCCTTGGGCTGCAGCGTGATTCCGGCGCCGAGCGACGCGGTGTACCAAAAGTATGGAACCACAGCGACCTTGAGCTTGCTGCCGCCGCCGATGTTTTCGTTGGTAATCTGGCCGGACGCATCAAACAGCTTCGGTTGGCGCGTGTAGGTCTCGCCGTCCTTGCCCTTGCCGGTTGCTTTGACCTTCAGTTTGAGCTGCACCATGCCGTCGTTCTCCGTCCAAGGCGCTGCGTGCTGCTTTAGTTTCGCCTTTTTGGGCAACCCCTCCATGACGAGCTTGTTGTTAATCTCGGCAAGTTTGGCCGAAAGGAATTCAGTGAACATGGCCTCGATCTGTTTGAGAAACGGCTCCGCGTCTTCGGCGGACATTTCGAGGTCTACTTTGTATTGGCCCTCCTCGGAGAACTTAGTGTCCGGCGAGTTGAGTCTGGGATAGCGAGCGATGCCCGCAGGTGTGGTCAGGGTTTTATTCATTTTGTGTATGTGGGTTTGGTGTTTTTGGTTGGATGGGAAAGTCGCTGTGGCGCATGAGTTCGCAGAAGTCCTCGAATGTGAGAGTGACCAGCATGCGGCAGTGATCCTTGCGATGGATCACGGCACAGTTTTTGCGCTCGGCGTCGCGGTAGGCTTGAGCGATAGCCGCATCGAGATCGAAGCGTGCGCGGCCGTGGCGCTTGCACTCGAAGTGCCAAGTCGGCAGGCAGGGCACAACAACGTCAGGTGCGGAGATCCCCCAAGATCCCTGCGAGACCTGTGCGCCCCGCCGTGCCGGAAAACCTTCGGCGGTCAGAGCCTTGGCAACCTCGCGCTCGAACGAGGCGCCCTTCTGGCGGGAGTTGATCATTCGTTGATGGCCTCCCAGAGCTGTTTGTCCGGTGCGTAGACGCTGTTGCCCTCGTCAGTCAGGCGTGGCGCGGAGACGATGTTGCTGACCGGAGCCTTCGCATCAAATCGCGTCAGGCTCGGACGCCACGTCATATTCAAGGTGCCGGTGCGTCCGGCCCTGTGCTTGGCGATGATTAACTCCGCGTCCTGTGGCTCCGGCTCTTCGTCTTGCACCGCGTAGTAGGCTGGCCGGTGAACGAGAGCGACCAAATCGGCGTCCTGTTCAATGCTGCCGCTCTCGCGCAGGTCGGAGAGCTTCGGCCGGTTGTCAGGACGGTTCTCTGCCTGCCTGTTTAACTGCGCGGCGGCGACCACTGGAATGCCCAGTTCCATCGCCATCGCTTTTAGTCCGCGCGAAACAAAGCCGACCTCATTCTCACGGCTCTTGGCGGCGCCGTGGCTTACCAATTGAAGGTAATCGACAAAGATGATCTTCACGCCCCAGCGCCTCACGGCCAACCTTGCACGTCCGCGGATGTCCAACAAAGACATGCCACAGCGGTCATCTATGTACAGCGGCTCGCCGGAAAAATCCAAAGCGGCGGAACCGATGCGGCGCTTTCCGGCGTGATCAACGAATCCATTGCGGACCAGCTCGGTGTTGGTGTTGGCGCGCGACAACACTACGCGAGCGGCCAATTCGTTTGCTGGCATCTCCAGCGAGAAGTAGAGCACCGACACCTTGCGACGCATCAGGTTGTCCGCGATGTTCATCATCAGCGCGCTCTTACCCATGGCCGGACGTCCGGCAATGACGCTCAGGGTTCCGCCGCGCAGACCGCCGGTTACCTGATCCAGATCGGCAAAGCCGGTGCGCAGACCGAGGGTCTGCTTGTTGTCCATCAGCGCCTCCAGCTCTTCGAGGAGCGAGGGCACGATGTCGGCCGCGCTGCGCATCGAGTCGGTCGGGGCGCCGAGACTTAGCGACAGGACACTCTCTCCGGCGGACTGCAGCACTTCGTCGGCGTTCGCGGCCATGTCGTTAGCCGCTGCCTGCATGGAGACTGCCGCGGAGATAATCGAGCGACGGCCGTGCAGATCGCGCAGGGTTTGCGTATGGTATTCGAGCGCGGCCAGACCACCGCACGCTTGCATGAGAAACTCGGTGATGGCTCCGGCGCCGCCGACAAAGGTCAGCTTCTTCTGCGCGTCGAGCCTCTGCGTGACGGCAATGATGTTGGGCACGCCGCCGTCTGCGCGGATCTCATTGATCGCATCGAAAATCGCGCGGTGGGCAGGAGTGTAGAAAAGATCGCCATGCAATCCGGCAACCTCATCAGCGAGCTTCGGCTCGGCCATGAGTGTGCCGAGCACTGCCTTCTCGGTGTTTGGGCTTTGTGGGGTGGTGGTGGTTTTCATACAAAGTTGTCGTCGTCGTCATCACTCGCTGCCAGCACGGCGAGAACCAGCAGGGCGAGGAAAGCTAGGTAGATGAAAGTCTGCACCGGACTCATTGCGCTCCCTCCGTCGTTGGCGCATTTCGTAGCGACGCTTGAGCCAGCGGTCGCACGCTTCGTCCACCGCTATGACATCGTCTGCAATGTGTGGCCATACGCTGCGCAGTGTTTGTTTAAGTTCGGGTCTCATGGGCTGCCGTTTCTACGTCGTTCGGCGTGGTGGCAGCCGGTGGGTCTTGATGCGTGCAAGTGTGGACAAATGCGGACATAGGGGCAACAACTTTTAGGCGTTTTCTGCAAAAAAGTTCATCCCAGTTTTCGCGGTATTTTTGGCCGTCTACCGGCCGCGGCGCGTCGCCCTTTCCGGCGCTCACAGCGGCTCCTCCACGGCGAGCAGCGCTTCGTGTTTCTCGTCGCTCACGTCGGGAGAGAGCGCCGCGCACCGCTTCAAGACGAGCTTGAGCCGATTGACGCGCTTAATCAGCTCACGCTTCTCCGCTTCGAGGTTAGCCATTTCGGCCGAGTTGCGCTTGTCCTCGGCGCGGTAGAACTCCAGCTCCGCGGAGGAGCCGAAGTTCGCGCCGAAGCCGACCTCGCCGACCACTAGGTCAGGGTTCATTTCTTGGCCCTCCCTTGCTCTTCGGCGAGCCGCTCGATGACCGCGTTGAGCAGCAGGTAGAGCGCGTCGAGCGTGGCCTTGGCGTCGTCCACTGACGCGGTGATCGTTTCCATGTTGATGGTGTACTCAGCCAACTTGGGCTGAACCGACTTGGTTTTAGCTGTGCGCTTTTTCATGTGTGTGGGAAATGATGAAGAGGGGGGTAGGACAAATGCTGTCCGAGGGGTTAATATGAAATTGATATTTTAGTGGGGGGGGGGGGCAATCAGTTATTGGGACGCGCGAGGGATTTTGCGACATCGTCTAGCAGCTCCCAGTTACTGGGTTTCCGGTGTCGTTCGGGGGAGTAGTCTATTTTCTGACGGCCGCTGATGTCATCGAACGCCCAGATCACGAATTGGTTCAAGTCCGGCAAATAACCGGCCAACACGTCAAAATCGCCGGAGCCGTACATTTGCTTCTTTCCGGTGCCGTTTTGCTTCATGAGCGGAATGCGGTAGCGGTTGCGCGACTCGTCATACCATGCCGTCTTGACCTGCACCTTTATGGAACGCGTCCAAGGCTTGGAGATGCAAACGTCCGTCGCATGTGCGTGCCCAAGCGGGACAAAAATGTCCCAATCGTGAACCATGGCTCCGGCCATAAAGAGCGTCTCGGCGATCTCGCCCTTGCGCCAAGACGGATGGTTTTTTCGTATCATTTGATCAATCACGCCGCGGCCTCCGCGTTAAATTTCCGGCGCTGCTCGGCTAGGCTTCGAGCCAGCGCGCTGTCAGCGGGTTGCCCCTGCGCAGGCATCGGAACAACTTTGGGCCGGTCGGCCGGAGCGTCGATAAAGACTCCGCGCCAACCGTGCTTGATCGACTTGCGCAAAGCCTCGACAGCCTGCTGCTCGTTGACTGACGCAAGATCGGCCACAATGCTCTTGGCGGCGAGGGGAGTCAGGGGCGTGCGAATCTCGCGCCGGTGCTGTGCAAAGTCGGCCCACGCATGCGCCAACCCAAGCCCATGCGGGAGAGCGATGGTCGATGGGTCAAACTTGGCGGCGGGAGCGCGCTTTGGCTTGGGTGCCGTTTTTTCCGAGGAAGAAGGAGCGAGCGCGTCAGCGCTTATTTCGGTTTTCTTTTGGTTCTTTTGGTTGGGGTGACGCTGCGTCATCATCGTTGGTGACGTGGCGTCATCATCATTGGTGACGCTGCGTCCTTGATGACGTGGCGTCATCGATGACACGGCGTCATCAATAGCGCTGGTCATGAGGAGCCAGTCGCACGCCATCCGCTTGCCGTTTTCGACGCGAGAGGAGGCGACCAGCTTGATGATTCCGGCAGCTTGCAGGCGCCCAAGCACGTCGCCCACGCGGCGCACGCTGATGCCGGTCATCTCGGACAGCTTGCCCTTCGATGCATAGCAATCGAATGGGTCGGCAAGGTCGGCCAGCGCCAACAGCACCAGCTTGTCCATGGGCGCCAGCTTCTGCGGCCATGCCCATTTGCGCGCCTCTGTGCTCATTGTGCCCTCCTGAGACGGTTGCGCTTCGAGATGTCGCTCGACTCAAACTGCAAGACACCCTCGGTAGTGGCCATGCCGGTGTATTTGCACCGGAGCGTGTCAAAGGGCGGGCACACCGGCTTCCAAGACTCCGCGTCCTTCACCCAGCAGATCGCGCGCTCGGACCAGTTGGGGATGCCCTCGATGTAGAGCATGCGCGCATTGCGCGGGGTCTGCGCCTTGCAGAGCTTTACGTTTGCAAACTCGTCGCCCTGTTCGATGCCGACCTGCCGCGCGGTCTCCTCGGCCAGCTCCTTGGCGGACTTGGGGGCGGCGACCAGCTTGGTCTCCGGCTTAGGCTCCGCGGCCGTCACCGGCTCAACCGGCGGGGCGGCTACCGGTTCAGACACCGGATTAGGACCGGATACCGGCTTGAGGGCGGGCGCGGACTCGCTAATGGGCTGACTGATTGCTGACTTTGCTTTGGTTAGGATTGTTTTGATCATGCTGCTTGTGTGTTGAATGTTTCGCTGTGAACGGAAAGCGGCAGCGGCTGCTGCCCATTTAAAATCTTGGCGCCCTTGCGCATGTTTTCGCTCGGAGGCAGCGGACGCATGTTCTGCCAGTTACAGGCAACCTTGAGCTGCATTTGGTCCGTAAGATCAAACGCAGCAAGGGGAATGATGTGATCGATGTGAAAGCTGCCAGCGTTGCCCCACGACATGCCGCCCTTAAACTGGCGCTCAATGTGCTGGCGCAAAAAATCAAACGAGCAGCCGATTAGCTCCTCGGTGCGGCCAGTTTTGGAGACACCGCCCTTCTTTGCCGCTTGGTAAACGCGAGCGCGGACTCTGCAGGCTAAGGCGAACTGTGGGTCTTCGGCGTAGCGAGTTTTGACATACTGGTTGGCTCTCTGGGGATTGCGCTCACGCCACTTGCGCTGCAGCTCCTTGGACTTTTCCTTGTTTTTTTCCTGCCATTTACGCGCCCTTTCGCGCGCCTTCGCCACCCATTCCTGACTTTGCTTTAAGCGGTAATACCGATCCAGCGCTGCAACCCTGTTGCGCTCTTTGACCTGTGGCCTCTGGGTGTACTCTTTGGAGTAAGCTCGCTGCCTTTCTCTGTTCTCCGGCTTCTGGCGCGAGAGTTTTGCGCTCTCTTGCCCGCGCTCAGATTGCTTCCATCTCTTTGATGTTTGCGCCCGCTTGGCGGCCCTTGCTTTGTATGCTTGGCTCTTAGTGTGTGCCGCATCGCTTTTGCGCTTGCGCTCAACAAGGTCGGCATACCTATCTGGAGTAACCCAGCGCTCTCTGACGTTCTTGCTGCCATCAACCCGCGCTTCTCTTTCGTAGCACCAAAAGATTCTTCCGTCAGAGGCGTTTACATGGCCCCTGCAAAATCGTTTTTGTATAAAAAGTTCCGCCGCCTTACCGGTCGGGGGGTTTGACGAGAATGACAACACTTGACCCCCTCCCCCCCCTCTGTACAGAGGAATGTGCGAGGGGTTAATCGCTGCGGCTCCATTATACATTCTGGACATAGTATTCGGTTATAGCGTAAGTCGTTGAACATCAGCATCGATGCTCTCCGGTTTCGGGGTGGAGTTGACCGGCGGGAGGGCGGAAGCGGTCTTTTGGGGCGTGTCTCCGCTCACCTCGACCGGTTCAAACGCCACATCCACCACATCGCCACGCGCCTTGAGTCCGGCCACGAACGTATCCCAAGCCTCTGCGGCCGGTGCCGTGACGTGCTCGACGCGCTGCGTGGCGCCGCCTGAGAGCAGCTCGGCCTTCTCGGTCGCCACTGCCGACATAATGACCAAGCCGTGGTCTTTCATATCGGGAACGCGATCAAGCAGTTCCGCCGTGCCAACGGCTGCGAGCGTCTTCCAGTTGTTGGCTGCCGTCTGGCGAGCCTTCTCCAGCGCTTCCGGCCGGTTGCGGATCAGGGCAATGATGGTGTGGTAGCTGGTGTTGAAAGCGCGTGCGATGCGTGTGGCGGGCATACCGGCGACGTGAGCGGCGAGGATCTCCGCGGCCTTGGCCGGTGGGACGTCTTCTCCGGTGTGGCCTTGGACGCTCACGATGGTGCGTCCGTCTTCCGCCTCGATGAGCTTCGTGCTCTTCGCTGTGCCCTTCGGCTTGCTGCGTGTCTTAGGTCTTCCCATATAGCTATTCCTTCGCGTCCCCTCTCAGCACGGCCGGACGCACCCAATTCGGGTCATTCTCGCCACCTTCACGCCCAGTCAAACAAAGTGGCTCCTGCGCGATTTTAACGCCCTTGCTATGGGCTGAGATCTCGTTAAGCGCGCGGGTCAGACTCCGCACTACGCTTCTGGCCTTGGTCGCTGTGCAATCCATTGCCAAGGCAGTCAAATGTCCGCCTTGCCACGACCGGAGGTAGGGCCGCGCGCCCTTGAGCGCACGCAGCAGTGCGGTGAGCTTCGGCTCTCGGCTTTGGAAGATCCATTGCTTGCCCATCGTCCGCCAATAGCACAGCGCCGCAGGATAGAGCGGGAGGCCGGTCTCAGGATTGACGCTGTTGGTCTTCACGCTGCGAACCTCCGCATGAGGATGTGCTTGGCCCACGCATCGAGCTGCTTGGTCAGGTGGTAGTGCTTGCAGTAGGGGCACTGGTAGACGGTCATCTGGGGTTGGCAGCGCCGTGCTTGCGCTACGGTGAAGAACCGGCGCTTGCGCCCGCATGCACGCCACTGCTTGAACGTCATGACGAAGATCACTCCGCGTCCTCCTCGCGTCCGCACTTGATCGCCCACAGGAACATGAACCCATAGGCAGCGAGCGCGCCGACCGGCATACCCGCGGCGAAACCGATGAAGATGAAGCCGAGGTCAGCCACGGCGACGCTTCCTCCAGATGCGCTGCGCGATGACTAGCATGATGTGCGCAGGCACCGTTGGGGCGGCACCTCGGTAGGTCTTAGTTCTCTTTCCGGTATTCATGTGGGGTTAGGCTTGGGCGTTGGTATCTCAGGGCAAATCGGTAGCCGCTCATGAAGGCATCGCGGCGACCGGATGCGTGCGCCGCGAAGTAGGCTTCTTTGCGGGTGAGGTGAGCGGACGCGCGTCCTTTGCGGAAGGCGCGCGAGCTGTGGTCTATGAGGTCGGCAAGGATCTCAGTGCCGTCGCTCACACGGTCCATTGCCATGGCCGCATTCGAGCGCCAGCGCGAGCTGCTCTCGTAGGTCTCAAGGCTGAACGCCTTGGCGCGGTGGGTGAGACGGTGCGCGGTCGTCATGCCGCGACCTCCATGCGTTGCAGCCGGTTGATCTCGCCACATGCGGCGCGAACAAGCTGCGCTCTGAGGTTGCGGCTCTCGCTGCGGGCTTCTCGCATCATCGCGTCGCACTTCATGTTGTCGTCGCGCAGTCCGTCGTTCTGTTGCTCAAGGTCGGCGATGCGGTCCTTGAGCTGGATGGTCTCGTTCCGGTAGCTGTCGCGTGATGCGCGCAGGCAGCGGATCAGATCATCCTTGTCGATTTTGTCCTTGTAGGTGGTGAGCTGCTCTTCGGTGTTGCGCAGCTTCGCTTCGAGCTGTTTAATCCGGTCGGCGTCGCTCACTTCGCGCCCTCCGGTTCATAGCTGTGCTTGTCCCACCCGCGCTGCGCCTTGCAGACGTCGGTGAAGGCTTTCTCCATGGCCACGCTCTGCGCGAGCATGCCGATGCTCATGGCGTTGACCATGGCGACGGCGAGGCGGCGCGCTTCGTTGCGCTCCTTGATCAACTTGAGCAGGGGGCTTTCGAGCTGTGGCAGCGACTCGACTAAGTCAGCGACAACAGCCTCGACCACATCGGCGGCGCCAAGACACTCAGGGTTGCCGCACTCGCAGGTGTCGGCTTCGGGGGTGCGAATGAGGTCGATCATGACCGGCCTCCGATCTTGCTGATGACTTCGAGGGCGATGAACACGCTGAACGTCAGCGCGACGACGGACACAAACGTCGTGTCGGTGAGGTAGCTCAGGGCTTCGAGCATGGTGGGTGTGTTTGTCATAAAGGTTACTTGCTGGTGCGCAGTGCGCGCTTCTGCATGAAGGCTTCGAGCGCACGGTGGGAGATGCGCGTCCCTCGTTGTCCGCCCACCGAGAACGCGGTGAGTTCGCCGGAGCGAATGAAGTTTTCGAGGACGGTGCGGCGGCAGCGGACGGCTTTAGCCGCTTCGGTGACAGTTAGTACAAGAGGTGTGGTCATAAAAGTAATGGCGTATGCAAAGGTGCACACAATGCGGACCGGCGTGCAAATCTTTTTTTGGGGGGCGTGCGTCATGGGGTGAAGACCCCATGTCCGGCGCATGGGCCGGTGTTGACATCGTGAGGACTTGGGCGGACGTTTGCGGACGTATGAAAACCAAAACAAGGGCAGCACGTCCCGACAGCAAGCGCGTCACGGTTTCGCTTCTGCCCACGCTACACGCCAGAATCATGCGAGCTGCGCCCGCGCACCGCGTGAGCAACAACCGGTATGCGCAGATGGCGCTCGAATTCTTCCTCGACTGCGAGGAGGCATTTGGAGGGCCGCTCACGGACCAGTTCCGAGGCATGACGGTGCGGCACCTCAAGCAAACGCAGGAAAAACTGCAGCAGTTTCTCGCCGAGCAGTAATTTTTTTTCTGCCTGTAAGTCGCTGATTTACAGAGAAAAACGCATTTCGCCACCTTGCCACCAAAAATATTTACTTGTGCTGTCCACAGTCGTCCCCTAAAGTCCTCATTGTTATGCGAAACACATACACTAACACGATGGCCGCAGGGACTCCCGCTGTGGACAACTACTACGCAACCGGAGAGACGGACGTGAAAACGATCCGCGAACTTCCGCGCGGCGAATACTTCAAACTCAGCGACAGGCGCACCGCAAAAGTCTGGAAGCTCGGCGCGTATGATTACTCCGCTCGCGCTTATTGGGCGGATGATTGCTCCGACATTTCCAACGGCAAGCTAGTCAAAGCCGACCGCTACGTTTTCGTCGGATTCACCTACTAACCACCAACCGGAGATCACCACCATGACCACCACACACCTCCGCTGGAATTTCAACCAGCAACTCACCCGCCTCCGCACCGGCGACGTCGTCCGCTACGACGGCCAGCCGGTGCGCGTCGAGCGCGTCACGCCCACGGCAGCCTACATCGCGCTGCCGGTCGAACCCCGCACGTTCACCACCCTCATGGGCCAGACGGTGACCGTGAAGGCCAAGCCGAAGTGCGTTGCCATCAGTGCCAACTCGGAGATACCTGTGCTTAATCGGAGGGCTGCTTAACACCCCAGCGTCTACACGATATGAAAAACACCACAGCACCTAAGCACAGCAAACAAACCGCGGCGGCGCGCAAATATGAGGCCGAGTGTGAGGCCAAGCGCCTGCGGGTCCGCAAATACGTCAACCGGCTGACCGCTTACGCTCCGAGCGAGTGGGGCGAGTCCTGCAGCTCGACCGGCGCGCGCCTGACGTTCCGCGCCACCATGATCCTGCACCGCATCGATGACGCCATGATCGGCACGCCGGACTACATGGGCTTGGCCTACTGGTGGGCCGAGGAATACAAGCACCACCTGCGCGCCGCCACACCGGCCGAGTGCAAGCGTGCCCATGACAAGCTGATCGCCGAGGGGCTTGCTCTCGATGGCGTCAGCGACCGCCACAAGGAAATCATTTACAAGATAACCGAGCGCAGCGTGCGCAAGGCATTTGGAAAATGACCACCGCACGCATCAACAAAGCCATCCGCCACCTCAATCTGGAGGTGGTCGGGAACGGCGACGGATACTTCTACTTCGTAGACACCGTCACCGAATACCAGCGCGGTGAGTCCGTCATGGTGCCCTACCTCAACAGGCTGTCGCTGCAGCAATGGATCGAAGAAGCCAAGCGGGCCCGCGAGAGCAATATCTTCGAGGGCGTGAAGGAGGGCGCATGACCACCCTCAACACCCACGCCATCGCGCAGTCCGCGGCCACGTTCAACGCGGACCATGACTACGACCTGCAGGCGGCGCTCAAGTTGACCGAGCTGGTCATCAGCCACGCGCACATAGTGCAGCTCGCCCGCAAGGAAGCCGCGGACCCGCAACTGATGTTGCCCATCGAGGAGGTCGCATGAGACCGCTCGCCATCCTCGCGCTGGCCTTGGCTGGCTGCGCCGCCACACCCAACGACTACAACACCGAGCAGGCGCTGCCGGTGCTCACGATCGACATTCGGAGCATTCCGACCGGCGCCGTCATCTACATGAACGCCGAGTATGTCGGCACCACACCGCTGCAGCTCAAGGTCGTCGCCGACAAGTTTGGCAACTGGGAGCGGCCGACACGCATCCAAGCCTATGTCCCGCACGATACGCAGAACTTCGAGGAGGCGCTGTATCCCTCCGGCTCCCGCGTGCCGTCTCGCCTGCTGCTGCGCGTGCCGCGCTACACGCACTGGTACTCGGCGACGCAACCCAAGGCGCCACAGACCGCGCAAACTTTGCAAGTGCGATGATGCGTCACGATTACTTCGCCACCGGCACCTTCCCATGGTCCGGCCTGCGCCTTGCCGGTCGCGTCTTCGACTCGCCGGAGCTGTTCTCGATGATGCGCCGCCAGTGCCTGAGCGACGGCTGCGTGCGCAACGCCTGCCTCGACCTCGATGTCCTACCATACGCCGAAGAAGTTGCGGAGATTGAGGCGCATATTCTCCGCACCGAGGCGGCTTACTGCTAACGCAAAACGGCCGCGGGCATCTCTGCCAGCGGCCGCTAGGACTACACCGGCTTCAAGCCGAGCCACTCGAACAGGACCGTGATCCAGCTCAAGTTGCTCCGCTCGCCGACATATCCTGTCGCGCCATAGGGACCGTAGACGATCCCAAGGGGCGAGGACGTTTCGTAACGCATCTGCGCACCTCCTTTCCGCCATCTATTCTACCCGCTTTTCGTGTCGAAGCGGAGTTACGTTTTCGACACGTCGCGCAGGACGTGTCTAAATTTCGGCGTTTCTTCGACACATCGCACCGGACATGTCTAATTGGTGGACTTATCCCAGACTGACGCGACATCAACCTCGCGGTCGTACACCGCGTAGAACCTCGCGGTCGTCTGCGGACTCGTATGGCCAAGCATGTGCTGCACCAACGATATCTTGCCGGTCGCATTCAGCATGTCGGAACCGGCCTGACGTCGCAGCTCGTAGGCAGCCGAGCGCCTGTCTGGGATGAACTCGCGGACCCATGCGTTAAACATCCGCTCCATGAATCTCTTCCGCGCCTCGAAGGTCTTGCCGGTGATGAGGTAGTCGCTTTCGACCGCGAGCAGCTCCGCGGACATCCACTCCGGCAGGCTCATGACCCTGCCGCGATTGTGGCCGGTCTTGAGCGTGACGCCTTCTTCCGGCCGCTCGATGATCACGATGACCTTCCGGTCCTCGCGGTCCTCGATCCAGCTCTTGCGGGCGGCGCCGCACTCCGAGGGGGTCATACCGAGGTATCGAGTTAGTAAATACGCGCGGCGCGTGGAACCGCCCATGCCCTTGCTCGATGCTTCCATCTTATCGAGGATCTCCGGCGCGATGCGGACGAACGTGGCGACCGGCGCCTTCATGCCGGTCGTGGCCTTGCAGAACGTGGCGATGTTGTCCGGTAGCTCGAAGCCCTCCCATTCGAGGCTGTGTGCGAAGATCGAGCGCGTCGAGGCGAGGTTGGTACGGACGGAGTACGGACTGCCCTTGTAGTTGCGCTGGTACTTCGAGATGAGCGCGGGCGTCAGGATCGAGAGCGGCTTGCTCTTGATGGCCTCGACGTCTTCGGTGCCGAGCGCTACGCGCAGGAACCGGAGCATGCAATTGACATTCTCGTGGCGGCTATTGATCTTGCTGACCATCTCGTAATGACGGATCGCCGCACCAATTGTCTCGGAGGTATCGCGCCGCGCATGCTCGCGCAGGGCGGTGATGCCCTTGTCCGCGGTGTCATCGAGGATGATCTTGGCTTTGACCTTGGCCAGCGCGAGGTCTTCGGTGCCGAGGCTGACCCGCTTCCGCTTCCGGTCGCTAGGGTGGTAGAACTTGAACTGCCAGAATGGGGAGTCGCCGACTCGGTAGATGGTTCCGGCGATGGCGCTGCTTTTGATCGTGTGTGTGGTTTCCATGCCGCACTCATGACATGGCAAAATTCACAGTGCAAGCATGCACTGCCAGACTGCCCAAAAGTCTGGCAGCACTTTGGCGGATCGTCTGGCAGCAAGGGTGCCTCCGCGGGACAATTTTGGACGATGACGGACGCTTATCTACAGAGGAATTTGGTAATGCCGGTATAGCTCAGCTGGTAGAGCACCTGATTTGTAATCATCTGCGGACCCAGCATTCATGCGGGTTGGCGGGCACTCTGGCACCTTATCTGGCAGTGCCGTTTTTGACGGTTTTACAACCGGCGGCGGTCGGAGCGCTACCGATTGCCGTCTGTTTGTGACGCGGCCAAGTGGCCGAGGGCAGTGCCGTAGCAGCTAGGACTTGTCGTCCAGAATGGAGCTGAGGATTTCCTCGACCATCTCTGGGTCGCCCTGCGCGGCGCCGCTGACAATGCCGTGAACCTCTTCGGGGGCATCGGAGTCAACGGCGTAATAAGTGATGCCGTCCGGCTTCGTGTAGATAGTGTATCCGTCCTCTTCAAAGCCCCGAATATCGGAGCCTTTATCGAGAATCAGGACATGCTCTGCGAGCGCTTTCATAGGTAAAATATCGCCCTACTTTGCGGGCATTACAAGGGGAAATAGGGTTTGGTCTCTCATCGTGTTGACGAGGCTTGTGTCGCTCGCGGTCAGGATGTTGTCGCGCTTGACCGGATCAGCCTTGGTGTCTGCGAAGCGCTGACGAAACCATGGGAAATAGTCCTCGTTGGTTTTCGGGCTGCTGTTGAGGAAATGGTTGCCGTCCTTCGGACCAAGCATGACCCATGAGTAGGCTTCGTGGACGACATACTTGTTGGAAGCCTTGATTTTTTTGGCCGCGTCAGCCTCAAGTGGCGTCATGAACTTCGCCTGCTGCGGGTCGTCGCCTAGATACACCGCGCCCAGATCGGGGTTGGTGGAAAGCTCCACGCTGCTGACGATGTGATTGATGCGCCCGCCTTGGAAGTCCGCGGTCTCTGGCAGAACGTGATCGACGTTGAATCCCTTAATGTTCAGTCCCAGCAGCGCCTCAACAGCGGCCTTTCTTCCGTCAAACGTGTTGTCCAACTTGATCAGGTGCTTGCCGTGAATGCTAGACTCTAGCTTTTTGAAAGCGCCGGACGGTTTGTATTTGTAAACCTCGCGCGTTTTTCCGTTGGGCTGCTTCTCTTCTACCTTGACCCGCTTGAATCCGTCCAAGTATTTGAAGAACTCTTCCTCGCGCATCTGAAAGGCTTCGAGAGTGCCTGTTCCGTTTCTGTAGCGAGTTCCGGCATTCCTATAGGTTGTGACGACAGCAGCAAATTCCTCCTCTTCGGGGGAAATCTTGTATTTTGGCAGCTTGGCCCTCGCGTCATCTATGCTTCTTGTCACGCGCGAAAGCTGCTTGTTGATCGACACCTTGTCCTTGCTGTCGGAAGACTTTAGCCGCTCCTTCAGCTTGTCGGCCTTGATTGTCGCCGACTTAATTGCCGCCTGATACTCGCGCGAGCGAGCCTGCTTTACTCCCTTGTTGGCAATGATAAGGAACACGTCCTTTTCTTTCGCTGCGAGCGGCGCGTTGTCGATCTCGTTCGAGATTCGGCGGACGGTGCGTAGGTTTGAGCCGTGCGCCGTTTCACCCATCAGGTAAACGAGCAAATCTTTGGCGCCGCGAGCGGCCTTGCCTTTCATTGCCTTGGCGGGCTTCCACTCGTTGTTGGCCCAGACAGGAATTAGCTCACGTCCTGTCAGCGGATCTTGAATCGGAACCTCGCGCAGTGATTTCAAATAAGTGTGCATGACGCCACCCATGTCTCCACCAACGGCTTGCTGCCTGTCGGCCATGGCAAGTTGAATTGGTTTGCCTGCGTGCTCGGTGGCAATGTCCTTGAACTGTGGACGAACGAGGACATCTGGATCCCACTTAAACGCAACAGGCTGTCCTTGGTTCGTGTAAAACTCGACTAGAGCAGGGCGGTCAAAGGTAAAGCTGTCCTTGCTGGCACGCTCTGTGATTTGAGGAACTTGCGATAGCAGCGGCAGCGCTTCGTTCGGCTTTATTGGCCTCGTCAGTTTTACCATGCCGCCTGAGCCTTGAGCCAGTGCCTGCTTGAGATAGGTGTTGTCGTAGCCGGTCTGCTGCGAGCCGTCTGTGTCCGGCAGCGCCTGTCCGCGCGTCCTTGCCCCACCTTCGGGCCGACCAGAGCTTGTGTCTTCAAAAAATTTGATGCCGTCCTCGTTGTTTGTAAACCACCTCTTCCCGCTGTTGTAAGCGTCTATTCGCGCCCTCCGCTCCATGACTGCTTCTGGTGATGCAAAGTAACTTCTTAAATTAGAATTGAACTCAAACCTGCCAGTCCCTCGATTAAAAATCTCGACGCCAGACAATGTTGGATAAATCGCAAGATGATCTGGACTAGGCTGAACCGTCCAAACGTATGGAGCGATCTCTCTTTTGCCTGTCTTGAGCCTGCGCACAGCTTGTCCTTTGGGAGTATCTGTGTTGGCAATAAATTTTCCTCCCTCATACCACTCACCATTCTCGCCATACTCTCCTCCAGCTTTTGCGCGGCGTTGCCCCAAATTGGCGCCTTCGTTGTCAGGCAGCGCCTGACCTCTCGCGCCCTGTCCGCTAGGCGCGCGCGATTGAACACGGACGCTGTCGTACACCGGATGCTCTTTTCCGCGAATACTTATGCGGCCAACTTCTTGACCGAGCACTAGGTCGCCTTTCGCTGTGGGTCGCAGGCGCGGCTCGCTTGCCTTGTCTGAATACCTTGCAAGCGCGACGCCGCCGCCAAAATCAGAGCGCAGCGAATAAACGTGTCGGCCGCCGCCCTCAACGGAAACTATGGTAGAAGTCTCTGGCGCATTGTCGGATATCCACTTCCATCCCGCTCTTTGCTTGAACAGGTTCGTTCTATAGGTGTTGCCAATACCTATGTCGGAAGACGGACTGTCTACAAACAATCTCGGCTTGCCTGTTGATACATCAATGAATCCAGACGAGAATGTTTTTCCTGTCAAATCGTCGCCTGTGCTTGCGTCGAAAAATTTACCCCCGCGCTCGTATGACTCGATTGCGAATCTATTGAAAAAAGCAGGGGGAGGAACAAAGCGAGAGCGCCGACCAGCCTCATCGCCAGAGCCAGTAAACCTTTCGGGAACAACGGCGACATCCGGCATCGCGCTTCCACGCTGCGCCGCGCCACCCGCCGGAAACTGCTGCCGATACTGCCCATCCGCCGCTTGGAATCCCTGCGCGTCGGCGTTCTGCCAATTGGTCGCGTTGCTAAAGCCGCGCTTCACTGCCTCCTTGTTCATCCAAGCCGCCTTGCGGTCGGCATCGAACTGTCCGTATTGATCCAGCGACATGCGACCGGCGTCGTCCGGCAGCGCGTTGATGTTGATCTTGTTGTAGTGCGGGAAGTAGCCGGTGCCGTGCGGGTCGGCATAGTTGAGCCGGTCGAAGCGGAACGTGCGGACGCTGCCTTGGTTGTTCAGCGTGTGCCACACAGGGTTGCTCGCCTTCTGAACGACGGTGCCAGTGCCGAGCAGTCCGTTGAGGATGTTCTTGCGCGTCACGCCGAGTCCGGTCTCGCCCGCAACGCCGTTTTCGTAGTTGCTGAGAAGTTGCTTTAAGCCGGTCTCCACGGCGCGGAGGTCGTTGCCAAACTCGCCGAGCTGCTCGTTGTCGATAGCGCGGATCGCCGCGGCGCGAAACGAGTTGAGATCGATGACCTTGGCCAGCAGGTGGTTCTTGGTGGAGACCGCCCAGCCAAACGGCACCATCTCGCCGGTCTTGGCCTCGACGTTGCCGAGGTTCTTGATCTTGTAGCTTCCGGCCTCGCCGGTGCCGATGGCGTTGTAGCTGTAGAGGTAGCTGCGGCCTTCGGTGCGACCGGCCTCGAACTCGCGGGCCTTGCTGCGCAGCCACTCCGGCACTTGGACAAAGTGGTCGAACTGCAGCGGAAGGGTAGGACCACCAACCTCGACGCGGCCGTTGCTCAATTTCCGCGCGCCCCATTCGTCGCTGTTCTCGTTGACGAACTTGGTGCGGTCGTTGATGGACTTGATGGTCGCCGCCCTGACCTTCTCTTGAGTGTCGAGCTGCTGCTGCGACTTCGGAACCCGCGTGCCGTCCGGCCGCTCGATGAACAGGTCGCTCTCGATAACTGTGCCGTTGCGGTTGCTGTAGGTGCGCGTGTGTGGGCTGCGCGCTGCATCCTGAGCCTTGCCGGTCGGCGTAATCGGCGTGCCGCGCTGTTTGACGGCGCCTTCCTTTTCCAGACCGACCAGATACCGGTCGAAGGTCTTGACGTAGTTGTTGACCGCCTTGCGCATCTCCGGTGTGTTGAAGAGCGGGTTCTCCACGAAGAGCCGGTTGGGTGTCTCCAGCCGTCCGTTGCCGCGCATCCGAGCGCCCATCGCCTCGAAGCCTGCGGAGGCGGCGCCAACCGCGCGACTCAGCGGGCCACTGGCACGAATGCCGGAAAGGTTGAGACCCTTGCCAAGCCCGCTGAATGTCTCCGCGGCAATCTCATCGCGCGCCCAGTCCCAAGAGATCTCGCCCTGCGCCAAGCGCTCTTGGTTCAGCATGTCGGCGCGCTCCTCGATGGCCTGCTTGCGCCAGTCGGTGTCGTTGGCCCAGCGTTCGCGGATAAACTCCTGCTTCAGCGCCTGCTCGGCCGCTTCGTCGCCACCGGCCGCGGCAATGCGCGTCACCTCATCGGGGCGCAACACGTTCAATTGGATGCCGGTCGTGCCGTCGCGCACCTCCTGCGTGAGATTCGCTGTGACGTATTCGCGTCCGCGGGCAGCGACTCCATCGGCGCCATACTGCTGGTCAACCATGGCGCGCATGCCGCGCTTCACCTCACCGCCGAGGATGTCGCTCTTGAGGATGGCGTGGCCGATCTCATGGCCAGCCACGTCGCCGGTCGCCATCTTGTCTAGGTTAACAAAGATACGCGGGCGCTGGCCCTTCTTGGCGTCAACATAGATGCCGCGCGTGCCGAGACCCATGGCTTCCTTGACCGTGGTGTTGATCTCGTAGTCCGTAGCGCGCAGGGGAATAAAGTCCGCCTTGGGCGAGATGACCGACTGCATGCGAGCCATGTTGACCAGTTTGTCGTGCGGCATCATGTTGGCCATCGATGTGGCGTCGCCGCCGGAGATCTCTGCGTCGGCCAGCATCTTGGCTACCAATGCGTCGTCGAACTCCGACATGCGGCGCATCTTGCCGCCGATCACACCGGCACCGGCGCCGACAGTCATGATCGCGCCAAGGATCTCCGGCTGGCGCTCTTCGGGCGCAATGGCTGCCAGCGGCACAGCGATAGGCGCCGTCGCCACCGCTCCGCTCACTGCGTCGTCGGCCGCGCGGAAGACCTGCGTGGCGCCCAGCTTGTCGAGCGTTGCGGCCGACCGGCGGGCGATGGGCGAAAGTCCCTGCGTCTCGCTGACGCGGCGCAGCGTGCTGTCCGCGGAGGTGAAAAAGCCGTCGTAGGCGCGGCGGTAGCGCTCAGGGATAGGAGCGCTGCGCAGCTTGCTTGCGGCTTCAACGCGCGATGCGCCGACACCTCCGATGCCGATTTCGCGGGCGAGGATGCTGCCGGTTTCAAGCCCTCGCTCCGCGCGTCGCAACAGCTTGCCACTGCCTTTAAGCGTGGCCATGGCTGCTGCCGCTTTCCACGATACAGCGCTGAGTGCCGCGGCCTGTCCGGCTTCTCCGATGCCGGTTGCGCCCTCGACGCGGTCCACGATGCCGGAGTAAAGGTTCTCCGCTTTCTGTGCAGCTCCACCGGCAACCTTGCCTCCAAGTTTAAGCGGCTTGCCTGCCAAGCTGCTAACGCGGCGTAAAACCTTCAGTTTGTTTATAGCGCCAAGACCGGCCGGAATAAATGGATTGAGCGGATCGAAAACAATCGCGCTGCCAAGCACTAGACCCTCGTTGAGCTTCGACTCATCGATGCCCATCTCCGCGCGGCCGTCCGGCAGCGTGCCGATGTTGGTCTCAGTGACGTTCGCCGCCTGTTGCTGGAACGAGCGGTCGCGGATGAAGCGCTGGTATTGCGTGTCCTCGTCTTCGTTGAGATCCTGCGGTGTCTTCTCGTAAAGTCCCTGAGCCTTGGCCTGATTGATAGACTCTTCGAGAATGGCCTCATCCTGCTGCGGGTTGCCGGTGAAGCGGTTCTCCGCGGCCAGACGTTGGCGCACCTGATCGTTCATCGCGCGATTGCGCTGCAGCTCGCGCTGGTTGTCGTCGTAGACATCGTTAGCCCAAGACCACAGCTCGGCGGTGCTGATGCTGGCTTGGCGCATGCCCTCCGCGGAAGAATTGACCCACTCGTCGTAGGCTTTTGTGCCGCGGGTTACAAAGTCAAAGGGCGCATAGGCGGTCGCCGCCGCCGCTTGAACAAGACCACCGGCAATAGCCTGACCGGCCTCGAAGAACTTGCCGACCTTGTCGTCGCGCCGCTGACGCAGCTCGCTGTAGCGCTTCCACTCGTCCTTGGTGGGAATGTAGGAGATGTCGCCGACCCGCTCGTAGTCCGCTTGGTCTACCTCCGCGGCGGAAAGCACCTTCTTGGGAGCAGGAACTTGAGGGCCGACCGAGCGGTCAGGGCGAGCGCCCATAGCGCGGCCAAAAGACGTCTCAGCCGCCACACTGTTCTGCGCCTCTGCAGCGTCAGTCTGCTCGGCTGTCAGCATGGCGGGAGCATCCTGACGCGCCGCCTCGCGGTTAACGCGGTAGGTGAGGACGTCTTCTTTTTGCGGAATTACGGCGCTCCAATTGACCGGCTTCTGCTGCTGCCGATCAATCTCAGCGACCTGTTCCGCCGTAAGTGTTTTTGGCGGCATGTCGTACTATTCGATAAGTCGGGCGGTTCCGTCCGGCAGGCGCTCGTAGGTTGCGCCGTCGTAGACGAATGTGTTGCGAGCTGGCGCTGCGGCGGTTTTTGCACCGCCCTGAGCCTGATCGCCGCTCGGCAGCTCAAAGTTACCCTCAGCAATCGGCCTAAACTTTTCCCGAAGCTGCTTTGAGTAATCTTTCCACACGCCGGTCGGCTCTTTGATTTCGGGGAACATCTCGGTAAAGAACCGGCGGTCGGAATCACTAAGCGGTCCCTTGAATGCGGGCAAAACGTCAATGACGCTGCGCTTGGTTTGCACCTCAAGTGCCTTGCGCTCGGCAAATTGGTCGGGGTCGCTAAACGGCATTCCACTGCCATCAAACCTCTGCTCAACGTCTTTCCACGGTCCCACCAACCCTTCGGCAACAGCTTTGTCGATACGGTCGGCTGCATCAAGCATGATCTGAGCCGTTCGCATCGTGTCGCGCCGCTCGTTGAGCTTGGCCGTCTGTTTTTCACTAAGCTCCTGCTCGGCGAGCCTGTTTTGCGGCATGCTCAACTTGTCCTGCATCTGGTAATACTGCTGCGCCGTCTCCGCTGCCCACTTCGGGCTAATTTGCATGCCGTAGCTACGGTCGTACACATGCTTCAGCGCGGGATCGAGTGCGTCGTACATGGCGTTGAACTCCTCATCCGATGCGGCGTTGTTGAGCTGCTGGATAAATCCGAGATCCATGAACGCGCCGGTAGGCCGGAGGTTCGGCTCCGCGCGGCGCACTTCTGGTTCAGCGGCGACGTCGTTGACCACATCCTGCGGCGCCATGCCGGATGCCATTGCATCCTCCTCGGTCATGTTGACACCGTTCATGGCGTTGAGCTGATCCAACGTCATACCGTTGTCCATGGCCGGAAGCGGCTCTTCGTCCGGCGTGTAGGGTGGTTGGGTGTTGCGGCGCGGAGGCATATTGTTAGCGGGTGCGGCGACGAGTTGCGCCGCCGATGCTGCTTCCACCTTCGTTAATCACGTCCTGCTGGTTGCCAACCAAGGCGCGAACTTGAGGAGAGTTCGCCGCCTGCGCATTCTCCCGAATCCCAGCACTCCGATTGGCCATATACATATTACTAATCTGCCCAAGCGAAGAAAACAGCGTGCTACCGAATCGCGCCTTGTCGCGGTCAGACTCAAGGCTTTTCCACTGTTCCATTATGGCGTCGCCGTCCTCGCCAAAGGCCGGTGCCACCACCTTCATCAAGTTGCCGTAGATCTTGGAATCGCTCTTGTCCTGCTCCTTTTGCGCGTAGGCGCCAATGATGGTGTCAAGGATTCCACCGCCACCACCACCACCACCGCCACCCATGCCGCCCGCCATCGCAGCACCCGCAGGCCCGCCCATGGCGAAGCCCACCGCCGTCTTGGCGACATCGCCGACCAAACCGGCGCCATCGAGGATCGCTTGATGCCTGCGTTGCGCCCTGATGAGGTCCGCCTCGGCCTGTGCCATGATGCCTTGAGCGTCATAGCCAGCCGACCGCTGCATGTTGTCGCTGTAGATTTGCCCAGCGGTGTTTCGTGTTGGAGGATTGTATGCTAACATAGTTTTGTTTTTTTGTGTGTTAAGCTGCCTGTGCATTGGCCGCCAGTTCTTCCGCCAGAGCCGCGCCGATGACCTTGGGATTGATCGCCAGCCGCTTCTTGCCGTTGTGGCTAAACTCTTTCACCGCCTCCGGCAGCACCTTCTGCACGTCTTGGGCCATAAAGCCCTTACGCTTCTTCTTGTCGCCCTTGTAGCGGAACTCGTAAGCCGTCAGACCCAGCACGCTACCGGCTTTTCCCAGCGGCTTGATGTCGGTCTTTAGGCGCTTGTCGCTCCATTTAAATGGGTTCATATTAAAGCCGCCAAAGATATTTCCAACTGCGCCCAGAGCCGTCTCATACCACTTCGGCTGCGCCGACCTCGCCGCCGCCGCCGAGATGTTGGCGGCGTCACGCTGCGAATTAGCTGCCTGTGCGCCCGTCTGCGCGGCCGTGGCGTTATTGATCCATGAATTGTAAAGATCCATATTCATGTTGGTGTTGAATCCGTAGGTGTTCGCGCCCAAGTCAAGCATGTTGGCGAAGTTTTGACCGACTGCATCCGTGGCTGTCCCTGCGGCAAATTGCCCCATATTGAGTCCCGCCTGAACGGAGCGGGCAAATGGATCAATGTCCATCATGCGACCGGCTCCCGCGAAGTTCATTTCGCCAGCCTGTCCTCGCAGTGCTCCGGCGTTTTGTAGGAACGTCCCTCCAAGTCCGAGCAGGTTGCCCGCTTGGCCCATGCGGTTGAGCTGATTGGTGTTAAACGCATTGGCCGCGTCCGTCATAAACCCGCGATTCTGCGCGAGCTGCTGCTGATTGGCCGCTTGGTTGGCTATTCCGGCACGCAAACGCGAATCTTGGTTGTTGAACTGGCGCGTCAGGTCTTGCGCCTGCACGCCGCTGGCAAATGCGTTGTCCTCTGCTTGGCGGGCGCGCGTGAAGCGGTCGCGGTTAAGTAACTCAGCGGCCACACCGGCGCTGCCGGTGGCCATTCCTCGCGCTGCCATGCCAGATCGAGCCGCTTGCGTGGCATCCCGCGACTCTTCTGCCGACAGTCGGCCGCCACTTTGGGATCGTTGTAGCGCTTGCTGCATGAGCGACCCGCCGAGCTGGCCCGCGCCGACACCCTGCACGCCCACTTGATCCGCTCTTGCGCCCATGGCGCCTTGGCCCGCTGCAAATATCTGGTTTTCCAGCGCATTTGGCCCTGACGTGTAATCTTGCCATGCGCGGTCGGTCATTAACCCTGACATCCCGCCGAACCTGTCGGCGAGTCCCGATGTCAAAATGGCTTGGCCTAGCCCGCGAGCCGTAGCTCCTTCCGCCTCTCGCGTGTAGGCGTTATTCGCTCCAGAAAAGCCGCCTTGGATTTGACCGATGCCGTCAAGCTGCTGACCTCGCAGCCCTCCGGCCATCCACGCAGCGTCTCCCGCCAACTCCCCTGTTACGCGCCGAGAATCCGCAATGCCATAATTAGCCAACGCATCTGCGCCAAGCTGTGTCGGAGCTGTCGGTCTTGCTCCTAAGTAGTCTCTGATAAATTGTGCTGCGTCCATAATTATTGTCCTTCCTTTGTTTGTTCCAAAATCTCCTTCGGCACGGCAACTTCAATAGCCGCCATGAGGTCGTTAAGTTTCCCTGCGGCAAATTCCATGAGCATCCGGTTCCCGCTCACGCGAGCGGAAGCGTAGGCTTCGATGAGTTCGGCAAGTTGTTGTTTCATGTTAGGCGGCTTCTAAGGTTTCCACTTTGGCGGCGAGTTCCTGCACTGCCTTAACGAGTATGGGCACCAGCACGCTGTATTTGATCGACTTCAGACCGTCTTGGTCCTCGGAAATGAGCTTCGGCCAAACCGCTTCCAGCTCTTGTGCGACCATGCCAATTTGTTTGTTATCGGGGTCGCCGATGCGATTGAAGTTGACGACGCGGACCTGCTTCAGCGCTGCGAGCTTCGGCGTAGCGTCTTCGATGTTTTCTTTGATTGAGACATCGGACAGCGCACCGTAGCTGTTGTTGAAATTGAGGGCATTGCCATCCGCCTGCACTCGGAACACGTTGCGGTTGGTTGCGACCCAGTCGGAATGGTAGTCAATAATGCCGCTCGCGGCCAATGTGGCGTTGCTATAAAACACATGGTATCCGGTGCTCGTCCACGATGCGCCGCCAACCGTTGTGCTGGTGCTGACTCCGGTTGAGTTAAATGACACGTCGCCGGTAGAGTTGACGCGAAGGCGCTCGTTTCCAGAGGTTTCTATGGTCACCGTATCCGCCGCAGGAAACCGAACAGCCGTATTCGTGTCGCCGCTGTGAATGATTTTGTCGGCTATCGTAACGTCTCCGGTAAGACTAATGCCGCCAGATGAACCATCCATGACGATTGCATCGAAGACAGCTCCGACAGTGCTTGATGGCAGCAACGCCAAATCGGTGGAGCCATCTGACTGCTTGCGCGCTTGGATCGCTGCGGCCGTGGTGTCAGCACCAAGACCGAAATCAATAAAGCATCCGGCGCTGGTGCCGGTGTTGTCGTTGTGGATTCTTAGTCCGGCGCCGTAGCTGCTTGAGTCTCCAAGAACAAGCGGCATGGTGAACCCAGTGCCGTCTCCAATTTGCAAAAGCTGACTTGGGCTGGTTGATCCGATTCCTAAATTGCCGCCAGCGGCGATTCGCATGCGCTCAATGTTGTTTGTCCCAAAAGACAGCGCAAAGTTGCCGGTGTTGGTGATCGAGCGGTTGGCCGTGGTGACGGTGATGTCTTGCGCGCCGAAGGCTGGAGCAACCTTGGTTCCAGCAATGGCCGCCGTGGCGCTGACATCGGCGTTGACGATCTCGCTGACGGTGCGGGCGGAATTCAACTTAGTCGGGGTCACGGTATCCCCAGAGGCGAATGTGTAATTATAGGAGGCCATAGTGGTTATGCTGCTGATCGGGTTTCGGTCGGAGGCAAGGACTTGGGCGATGCCTCGATGCTGGCGGATCTGATTTCCGGCCGCCCACCGGAGGTTTCGTAAATGACTTCGGCGCTGTGCGCTTTGTAGCGCACCGGCGTCTTCATATTGTAGTCCTCCGGTCCAGCGGCGGCGTTGGTCAGCGTGCCGACGGTGGTTTCGGTGTCGGGATTGATCGTGCTGATCTTGGTCGTGACGCTGGCGCCTGCTGGAATGACGACATCGGCGATGGTGCGGAGGAACCGCTTGGAGTGCATGTCGCCGAAATCGTAGCGGCGGGTCCGGATGCTGCCGGTGATGGGGCTGGTGCCCGCATTGACTGCGTTGTCGTCCAGCGCGGTGTCTTCCTGTTCAAGCAGATACAGGTTGCCGGAGCGCGGCACCGAGAAGACGCGGCGTTGGCTATCGTAGGTGCCGACAAGGATTTGGTTGACCGATGCGCTGCTGGGATAGGTGTCGCGGTATTCCCAGCTATTGTTGAGCGCGTTCCATGCGAGGACGAGCTGATTGCCGTCGAGCGGGTCGGTGCTGGTTGGCAGCGCGATCAGGTATCGGTTTGCGTGCCAGATTCCAAAGGCGGACTTGTCTACGCGAGACTGGACGACTTGGCTGAACAAGTCGGCGATAGGTTCGCTGAGAGGCTTGGTGTCGCCGCGCACCTTGAGGTCGAGGGCGCGGTCTAAGCGGTAGATACCGGCGTCTGACAGGAAGAAGACAAAGTTACCGGCGGTGACGATGGTGTTCCTTGCGCTGCATCCGATTTCGTTGGTGAGGAGCGTGAGCTGTGACACCGGAGTGTCTACGCTGAAGTCGCTGCCATCGGTTGAGGCGAATTGATTGAGCGTGGCGAGCCAGATGGATTTCCTGCAGAAAACGAGGGCTTGGCCTTCGACCCATGGGTGGACGGCGACAATGCGGTCATCGCCACCAGCTCCGGCGCGGAAGCTGTTGAAGAACGGGTCGTATAAATCTGGGTCTAGCACATCCGAGATCGCCACGGTGTCGCGGTTTTTGGCGAACCAAAGCCGGTTATTATGGTAGCTCGCCCAGCCGGTGCTCGGCATGGTCGTGTAGGTCACGCCTGCGGCGGGCACGCCTGCGGTGGCGCGGACGAAGTTGCCGCTACCGCCGTCCCAATAGATCGGCGGCTTTGTTCTCCGCACCTTGATCGTGGCGGCGGCGTGCGTGGCGGTGCCGGATGGAACGGTGATGGTAAAGCTGTTGGTCGAGCTGCTGACGATGTCGTATTCGTGGCCGTCGAAGGCGGGTGTCGTGCTGCCTTCGATGCGGACGCGGGCGCCAGCCGGATAGCCATGGGCCGTGACGTTGACCGTAGCCGTGGTCGAGGAAACCGTGATGCCTGAAGCCGTTGTGAGCTTTTGCTCCCAGCCGGTGACGGTGCGATCAGCTTCGCGCAAGACATACAAGCGATTGAACGCCTGCACCACCGAGACGGTGTCTGTGCCTTCGATCTTCTCGGCGGGGCTGGTCGGGTAGGTCTTCACGACCGGCGATTGTCCCTGCCGGTAAAGCGTGGCGCTGTCTGATCCGGCAAGGACGATGTATTCCGCCGCGTTGTCGTAGTTCTGGCTGGCGAAGACTCCGGCCGCATAGAGTCCGCCGTCGTAGCTGTCGCGCACTTCGGGGCCGTTGTTAGCGATGATGGTGCCGGTGGCCGGTGTCGCGGGAGATCCGCTCACGGTGTAGGTGAAAGTATTGGCGTCCGTGACGGTGACAATGAAGTCGCCGTTGTAGTCGGTCTGCACGGCGCCTCGGATGTTCACTTGGTCGCCGCTGGTGAATCCGTGGGCGGTCGCGGTGACGGTGGCCGTGGTTGAGCTGCGAGTGATCGAAGTGACGGTCTTGTCGGTGCCCAAGGTAAAGTCGAGTGTCAGTGGGGCGCCGGTAGTGCCGATCGTGTCGGTGAGGCGCTTGCTGCCTTTGCGGGTCTGCGCGACTCCGCGATCCAAGCGCATGTTCACGCTGTCTTGCAGCATGCCTGCCGGTAGCGTGAGCGGGTTCAAGCGGCTGGCGAAGCCGATGAATCCGGCATCGCCTGCGCGTTGGACTGGACTTTCTAATGCCATTAGTTAAGTGCTGCCTTAAGCCTGCTTTTGAACCGCGCCGCGTCGGCGGGAGAAATGTCGTTTTTGCGATTGGGTGCGATTTGCTGGTGAGTCACGATGCGGCTCATCGGGATGTGCCACTTCTTCATGCGGGGCACGATGTATTGGATGGCGCTGTCCATAGCGTCCTCACCGAGCGGGTCTTCGTAGGTGTTGCCGTCCCATGCCACGCCGAGGGAATAGCTGTTGCAGTCTGGAACGCCTTGCCAGCTCGACAGACCTGCATGCCAGCAGCGGGCCGTGTCGTCGGCTAGGACGGTGCGGTTGCCGTTGCGGGCGATGATGACGTGGTAGGACACTTTGCTTTCTGGGTTCATGCACCAGCTCACGGAGCCGTTGTAGCTACCGGATGTGTGATGCAAGACGATCATGGTCGGCGTGATGGGTCTGGCGCTTTTGTTCGGGGTGTTCAGCCTGCGCTCGTCGTAGACTTTGCTCGCGGCGGGTGTGGAGACGGTTGTGGATTCTAATGGCAAGCTCGGCGAGGCTGGCGCTGGGCCAGTCGCGGACTTCTTGCCAAACAGATTCCTGATCCACTTCCACATGGTTACTTCGCGTGACCTTTGGGCGGCGGGTTGACGGTGACGGTTGCCTGTTGCTTAATGAAATCGTAGCCCACCGTTACGCAGCCAGCCGCAAGAGCAGCCCAACTCGCGGCGAGGATCGCAACTGCAATGAGTTTTGTGACGCGGGCGTGGCCCATGGAGTCAGAGGCGGGCGTTGTTGTCTTTGGCGACGATCAAGCCCCAACCGGCGAGCAGGCTCGCGGCGATGAGGCCGAGGTCGGGGATGCTGCCGTTGGCCAAGAACTCGCGGCCAGCGGTCGAGAGCGAGGCGATGATTGTGAGGATGCCGAGCAGGGTTGTTTTGTAGTTACGCATATTATTTTTGCTTCTGTTTCTTTCTCAGGTCGTGAAGGACCGAAATTAAGGTGACGATGCCCACGGCCAGACCGACACAAAGACCGGCGACCCTGAGAGTCGTCTCTAAATGGGGGAGCATAGAAAACACTGAGGAGCCGATAGACGTGGCCGTGCCGATGACGCCTTTTTCCGTCGTGCTGAAGTTGTGATGAAAATACTGCAAGCTCATCGCGCGGCTCCTCAATGGGTTTACTTGCGGTAAGCGATGACCGTGCCGCTGTGCAGCTTGATGGCGCTGAAGAAGCCGTCGAGGGTCGTGCCCGCCTTGATGAGCGCGGCGCTGGCCTCGGTGGCGTTCGCGGCGCCGGTCAGGTTGCCGGTGAGCGTGTGGAACTTGGTGTCGGTCATCACGTCGATGGAGACGATGTCAGCGGTGACGGTGCTTGTGTCGCCGATGAATTGGCTGCCGGACGTGCGGTTGGTGATGCGGGTGTTCGGGTGCATAATTTAGTATTGGTTGACGCGGGCGGTCCACATGGAGGGTTGCCCTTGCTGAAAATAGTATTTGTCGCGCTGGCTGATCAGCTCGGATTCGGCCATCTGTTCCATGGCGAGTGCTTTGTCGGTCTGTCCGTCCTCTTGGAGCAAATCTGCACTCAGCATCAGACCGACTGCCTTTGCGATGACGGCGGGCACTGTCGCGGAGAGGTTGCTGGCGCTGTATTCGGTCGGACGCACGCGGTAGTTGACCCAGACGCTAGTTGGCAGGTCGGTGTCTTCGGGGAAGCGAATGGCATCTCCGAGGAGCGTATAGCCAATGGCGCGGGGCGCGGCGTGGGTTGCAGGGTTGTCTCTTAGGACGCCAAAGACCTCTCCCATGGCGGTCTGGCCGCTCTGCTCGTAGTCGATGTAATAGCCGTTCGTAGCATCGCCCTGCACGGTGCGGCTTTCGACGCGCATAAGCTCAGGCCAATCGGCCCACTCCCAGCAGTCGGCGATGCGTTCGTTGGCGGCGGCGACCATCATGGTTCTTGCGCCGGATGGGATGGCGTCGATGGTGCTGGCGTCGTTGCCGACACGTTGCCATGCGCGGAGGAGGATAGACTGTAAGGTGACAGTCCTCATTATTCAGTAGCGGGTGCTTCCTCCGTGAGTTGCTTCTCGATGCTGGTAGCCAGCGGCAGGATCTGCGCGGCGGCATTCAGCCCGCCGGTTTTGACGGCGAGGTTGAGGCACTGCATCACGATCTTCGCCTCGGCTTCGGTGAGTGTGATTTGCTTATTCATTGGGCTGCTCCTGCTGGCTGGCCAAGTAGGCTTGGGTCGCGGGAATCGCGGCGAGGACTGCGGCGAAAGCGGCGGCGAGTTCGGGAACCGCCTGCATGATTTCGGGCGTCAACGGTGCGGTCATCTTTTGGACGAGGCTTCCGTTGGCGAGTTCGCCGTCTGCGGTTGCGGGAAGAAGCTCCACGGTGATGCTGCCGGAATCCGCGGTCGGCTGGATGGCGGACAGACTGTAAACGTGGAGCCTGTCGTAGACCTTGGCGGCTACGGCGGGCGTTTCGATGGGTGTTGGATTCGTTAGCATAAAGCGTTAGGCGATGAGGCCGAGTTCTTGGAGGCGGTCGATGATGGCGTTGACTGCGGTGCGGGCTTCGGCGTCGATTGTGCCGCCGCCTGTGGGATCGGTGACCGTGGCAGGACGATCCACTGGCGTTGCTCCGTAAAAGCCAAGCAGCGAGGAAGTCGCGCTGCCGATCTTGATTCCGCGCAGGGTTCCTGTGCCGCCAGCTTCGGCGTCGATAATGAACTCGTTAGACGCCCAGCGGAAATTGACGCGGTCGAAGTTGACGTTTCCTGTGCCGCTGACGGTGTTATAGAGGCGAAACGCTTGGGCGTTTGTGCTTCGGCGCATTGCAAGTATATTTGCGGCGTCACGCGCCAAAGTCGTGTCTATATTTGCGCCAAGCCCACTACCAAATTCTATTGTATTAGCAACTTGCAAACCACTTGCGTTGACTTCCACATTGGCAGTTACAAAGGTAACTGCATTGCTTGTTCTTTGATAGAATCCGTTGGCTGTTCCTGTTCCAATTAAGATGTTGCCATTAGTGGCAACCGACATTCGCGTAGTGCCATCCGTCTGAAACTCCAGCGCCCTCGCCGTCCCGCCGCCAGACCCCTTCTCCGTGCCGATTTGAAACACGTTGCTGCTCCACTTGAGGAAGCCGCGTTCGTGGTTCGTGGCGGAGGTGAAGGTGTTGTAGATGTTGAAGGTTTGGGGGTTGGCCGCATTTCTCTGG